AGAATTAATAGGAAGCCTTTCATCTAAACATCGTTCTACTAAAAAAGCGTTTGACCAATCTCCAACCGATTCTAATAGAGTTGGTTTATTCTTCTCTCCTACAAAAGAATTGAATATTGATATTGCTAAATCTTTAGGTGGATTGAATTTAGATAATTACATTGGCGACCCATCTGATAGGTACAAAGATAATTATAATCGTTTAGATACTTTAAGAAAGTATTACTTTGAAAGATTTGATGGTAGAGATATTTACGCATACATTAACTTAATCAAACTATATGAGAAATCTATGTTTGAGGATATTAAGAAGATGTTGCCGGCAAGAGTTAAAGCAACTACTGGTTTGTTAATTGAACCACATTTCTTAGAAAGAAGTAAACATAAACATAGAAAACCAACAGGTGAGGCTAATTTATTTGAAGCAGAAATAGATAATAGAAATGATTTAATCGTAACTTCAGAAAATATTCAAAAAGAAGTAACATTAGACACTCAATCCGAATATATATTAAGTGGTGAAAATAATCAAAAAGAATCTATAATTGATGCTAATTTAGGAGAAAACTTAACTGGTACTAATTATCAATATGATACTACGATAAATTCATCCGAAACATCGTTAACTTCCGAATATTATCAAAATGAAGGAACTATTGATGCTGGGTTAGGTGAACCAACTATACTTACTGAAATTGATATTATCAATTCAAATATAGTTGTAGGTCAATCTGATTTAGAATTGGTTGGATTTGGTTTATTTGCACAAAGCGGTTCGGCAGTTAGAACTTATTTTGATAAAGATAGAAATGTTATCAAAGAAAGAGTTAAAGTAAGTATTATAAAAGAAAAGAAAACTAGGCAATTTACTTATCTAACGGGAAGCGCTAGTGAACGATTATATACAGCAGTAGGTACTGAAACTTATTATGAATCTTATATAAATATTCAACCATTTACAGGTTCAAACGGAAGTATAAATTCATTACCAACTACAAATGAAAAAATAGTAGAAGTAACTCCTGTAAGTGGATATTTAAAAACTCACTTCAGAAATACTTCAGATTTAACAAGAGGATTAGAAAATTCTTTCTTTAGAGGTTCAAAAAACACTGCAGCAACTACATTAGATGGTTCATCGCCGGTTGAAACATTTATTACTAACCCTAATACTTTAAGAGTAAATAAAGCAGGTAGAGATGCAAGTGAACCAATTTTGGAAGTAGAATAACGGATTTTTATAAAAACTATATTTATTATTAAAATAGAAATAAATTAACAATGGGATATTTAAGTAATACCGAATTAACAGTAGATGCTATCTTAACAAAAAAAGGTAGAGAAAAACTTGCAGCAGGATTGGGATTGAACATCACTCAATTCGCTTTAGCAGATGATGAAATTGATTACTCTTTGTATGAACCGGCTCATCCGCTTGGTTCGGCATATTATGATGCAGCAATTAAGAGTATGCCAGTTATCGAAGCATCTCCTGATGAAACACAAGTAATGAAATATAAGTTAGTAACACTTCCTAAGAATACAACTCGTATTCCTGTGGTAGAATTTGGTGTTCCTAACATAGCAGTTAACCAAAGAAGTGGTGAGGTATCATTATCTCCAACTACATCGCCGGCAGGAAATAGAAGATTAGGATACACAATTATCCTTTCTAATAAAAATGCAGGTGATATTGTAGGTGAAGGTGTAACATCCGATGTGGGTACTGTTCCAGTATTTATCGGAGATGATGTTTCAGCAACAGCTGCAGTAGCAAAGGGATTAACATTTAAGTTTATTCCAAACCCATCTTTAACTTCGTCTATCAGAACAACTATAACTGTTTATGGTAACGAAACAGGTGGTTCACAAACGATTCCAGTAACCGTAACATATGTACAATAAATAAACTATGGCAGTAATAAGAGATAATAGAGGAGCCCTATTAGCAAGTAATATTTCACAATATTTGGCCGGTGCAGCAAACACCGCTGGCACTCCCGTTGATACTAACGAATTAGTAAACATCGTAAACCAATTTTTGGGGCAGGGTGAGCAAATCAGCACTGATATCACTACCGTAACTAATGGTATTTATAAAAAGTTCGGTTCAATTGATAAAGTAACAAATAGAACTGAAGTTGTAACTTCTGGTATTTGGAGTAGTGATGCAGGTTCATTAACAACATTCCATACTTCTTCCGCTCAGAGTTCATCTGCAAGTGGTAAATACTATTTAGATGTATATAATGAAAACGCAACATCTTCATCAGCTGAAGTGCAGTTTTCAATTGCATACGGACATATTAGTGGTGGAGGTGCACCTACTTTAGACCAAACGGATAGTTCAACACTTCCTACTAAAGCTATTTATTCACAATTCCGTAATTTATTATTGGATAGTGGTGATACATATTTTAGTGTATATAGTGGTACAACCGCAGGTGGTAAGAATTTAGATGATATCCTTGCAATCAATGTAAATAGAGCTAGATACAAAGAACAATTAGATCCAGGTAATATTCAATTAAATTTGAAAAATGGTGCTACTATCATTTCATTAATAGATGATTCAGGTCAAACTGAAGCAGTTGGTGCAAGTGGTAGAGTATTCAATATGGTAAGTGGAGCATTAAACATTGGAACTGCAAACGAAGGAACTATTAGTTCTGTAACTGCTTCTAATGGACAAGGATGGGGATTATTTTATCCTGATGCAGGTATTATGTTACTTAACCCAATGGCAGTAGCTGCTGGTTTAGGTGTAGCATTTGTATCAGCATCCGCAGCAAACACTTATAGTAATGCTAGTAACAATATGAAATTATACCAAGCGATTAGTGCTAGTGCTGATTTCCAAGCTCGTAGAACTGAGAATGTTTCAACATCTCATTATTTCGTAAGAGCAAACAATAGAGAATTTAACTTCTCTAATAACCCAACATTTATAACGGGTTCAGTTGGACAATTCGTTCAGGCAACATTCGAAAGAGACCCTAAGGTGTATATCACTTCAGTAGGTTTATATGATGATGCAAATGAATTATTAGCAGTAGCAAAAACTTCTAAACCAATTGAAAAATCATTTGATAAAGAAGTAGCAATAAAAGTAAAGTTGGATTTCTAATCGGAAATAACTAATAAACTACTAACCCACCTTTTTTGGTGGGTTTTTAGTTTCTGAATATTTATATACGATATGTTAAAAAGAATACCTAAATCGGATATTAGTATTAGACCTTTTAAAGCCTATAAAGAGTGGAGCTTTTTAAGTGGTTCTGATATTACTTTAATGGAAGCTGAAAATACATCATTCTATGATGTTACTAATAATATAACTCTTGGAAACGGAGTAACATATAATAAACATTCATTGTATGGTCAATTGAATTCTTTATTTTATGCAAATGTAGATAACCCATTTTATAGAGTTGGAACTAAATCACATCAACCGGCTACTGTAAGTGGTGAGAGAGTATTTAATGGTAAAGCTAAAATATTAGCAATACCTCAATCAATATTTGGTGAACAAATTAAGCAGGGTAGCTTAACTTTAACCGATAGTGTTACATCTAAAACTTTTATTGAAAATGGGTCTGGCTCATTGATGAGTGGTTCTTTAATAGTAGGGGATGTGTTTTATGACCATGGATTAGTTGTATATACTCATACCGCATCATTAAATAGTACATTAACTGGCGATTGGCAGGTAGAGTTTAAATCGACCGAAACTATTTATGAAAATGAATATTTACTAATCGTAAATGAAGATGAATTTAATATTTCTCAAAACCCTTCATCAGTTATTAAAGTGGGTGGTGTTACTTCTACTTTTACAGATACCAATGGAATTGCTAGAACAATCAATGAAGAGCAACCGGTTAGATATATTAGAAAAAAAACAACATTAGATAATGGTACAACTTTAGATTTTAGATATGGTTCTAGTGTAAATTCTGCTATTAGTGGTGGGTTCGAACATATCGATTTAAGTGGTTCAATAGATAGTACTGGTTCATTCTTAACACCATTTATAACAACTATTGGATTATACGATGATAATTGTGATTTAGTAGCTGTTGCTAAACTTCCGCAACCAATTAAATCAGAACCTGATTTTCCTGTAAACTTTATTGTACGATTTGATACATAATCTATATTTATTAATAAACAAACAAAAATATGTCAAAGATTTTAGAATTATATAAAGCAGCTCAAAAGAGTTTAGGATTAGATAAAATATCTAAAGAAGCTGGTATTAAAAGACAAACTCCGTATACTACCGATGATTTAAAAAAGGTAGATGAACAAGTATTAACAGCCGCAAAATACAAAACTGGCAGAGGTGGTGAAGTAACATCCGCTCCAAAGTATTCTGATAAAATGAAGGCTAAATAAAAAACATTTAATGGCTAAAAAAGTTACAAAGAGTTCTAGCAAATGGGTTGCTAGAAAATACGGATTTAAATCTGGTCTTGAAGAGAATATCTCTGTACAAATTGAAAGTAAAGGAATTGAGGTAAAATACGAATCCGAAAAAATTCCATATATTATACCCGCATCCGAGCATCACTATCATCCTGATTTTAAATTACCAAATGGTATTTTCGTAGAAACAAAAGGTAGGTTTGTTGCCGCTGATAGGAAAAAACACCTGTTAGTTAAGGCTCAAAACCCTACACTTGATATTCGTTTCGTATTCTCCAATTCAAAGAATAAAATCACAAAAACATCAAAAACCACATATGGGGATTGGTGTGATAAGAACGGATACACATATTCTGACAAAATAATACCAGATTCTTGGTTCGAGGAGTAAAATAGTTCCCAAATTATTTGGAAATATCAAATATTGTTCATATATTTGTATTGTGTTGAATAGTACTGACAAATCCAAAGTTATTACAACGCTTTCCAATGCGTTGGGTAATTACTCCAATCTAAAGGGTAATGAACTTGCATTCCACTGTCCATTTTGTAATCACCATAAACAAAAACTCCAAGTCAATACCGAAACTCAAAAGTGGCATTGTTGGACTTGTAATAGTGGTGGTAAGAAATTAACCTCATTATTAAAGAGGTTGGATGTGGATAGGAAAACAATCTCAATCATTAGAGAAATATATGGAGATAGCAATTATAACCCACTTTTAGAGGATGCGGATACAAAAGTATATATTTCCTTACCAAAAGAATTTAAATCGCTTAATGAAGTTCCTAAAGGGTTTAATCCCGAATATAAACATGCTATATTCTATCTTACACAAAGAGGAATTGGTATGAAGGAAATTATCAAATATAATATTGGATATTGTACGGAAGGTTTGTATGCAAAAAGAGTTATTATACCATCATATTTATCAGATGGACAATTGAACTATTTTGTTTCTCGTTCTTATTATCCAGAAGAGAAGATGAAATATAAAAATCCTCCAATCAGTAAAAATGTAATTTGCTTAGAATCGCAAATCAATTGGAATGAACCGATTATATTATGTGAGGGAGTATTTGATGCAATTACAATTAGAAGAAACGCAATTCCACTCTTAGGTAAGTTTCCATCCAAAACATTAGTTGAGAAAATCTTTATGAGTGGTGTTAGTGATATCATTATCTCATTAGATAGTGATGCAATAAATGAAGCATTAAAAGCAGCAGAATATTTTAGAAAACAGGGAATAAATGTAAAAATGATGTATATGAAAGATAAAGATGCATCTGAAATTGGATATGATAAATTTTATGAAGAACTAAAGAAAACTAAAGAGTTTTCATCCAATGAATTATTATTAAATAAGATTATGAGTTTATGAGTAGATTAAAAAAGATTTACCACATTGCCGATGTACACATCCGTAATGTAAAAAGACACAATGAGTATAGACAAGTGTTTGAAAAAATGTTTGATGAGATTCGTAAAAGAGGTACGGAAGATTCAATCATTTATTTAGCAGGGGATATTGCCCATGCTAAATTAGAATTATCTCCTGAATTAGTTAGAGAGATAAGTTGGTTATTTACAGAATGTTCCAAATTATGTGAAACAATCCTTATTACAGGTAATCACGATTGTAATATGAACAACTCTGATAGATTGGATGTATTAACTCCAATTGTAGAGGCATTAAATCTTCCAAACTTTATATATCTAAGAGATACGCAAGTTTATGGAATTGGTGGAGTTGATTTTGCAGTATTTAGTATTTTTGATAACAAAGATAATTGGCCTAAAGCAGAAACTTTATCAGGTAATAAAAAGATTGCATTATTCCACGGCCCGGTTGATAATTCTCAAACGGATATTGGGTATGTAGTATCTTCTCGTCATTTTACAACTGATATGTTTGATGGTTATGATTTAGCCTTATTAGGTGATATTCATAAACGACAGGAGATGATTTCTCCAAAAGGATGTAAGATAGTTTATGCCGGTTCATTAGTTCAACAAAACTTTGGTGAAACTTTGGATAAGCACGGATTCCTTGTTTGGGATTTGGATACAATGACTTATGAGGAGGTTGATATTCATAATGATTATGGGTATTATACTATGGATATTGATAATGGTAAAGTTCCTATCGTATCAGATATGCCAAACAAACCTCGTTTAAGAGTTCGTTTATCTAATACCGATTCTGCTGATACTAAAAGAGTAATGGCTGAAATTAAGATGAGATATGGTGTTGAGGATTTTACAGTTATCAGAACCGATTCTCTTTCTAAATCAAAAACAGGTAATAGATTAAATAAATTAGACTTCGAAGATATTTCGGATATCAATTATCAAAACTCACTTATAAATGAGTATATTGAAAGGATGATGCCGTTTGTGGCTAAAGAAGATATTGAAAAATTAGAAGGAATTAATAGAGATATAAATAGTAGAATTGTAAATGAAGATGTACAAAGAAATATCCAATGGAAACCAATTAAGTTTGAGTTTTCAAATATGTTTAGTTATGGAGAGAATAACAAAATTGATTTCACAAAGTTAGGTGGATTAATGGGATTATTTGCACCAAACGCAACAGGTAAATCTTCTCTATTTGATGCAATATCATTTTGTTTATACGATAAGAGTAGTAGAGCTTATAAAGCTCAAAATATTCTAAATAATCGTAAATCAGATTTTATTTGTCACCTTCATTTCCAAATAGATGGGTTAGATTACCACATTGAAAGAACGGCAAAGACGATTAATAAAGGAAAGAATGTTAAAGTTGATGTACAATTTTGGAGACAAGATGGTGATGATAGGACTTCCCTAAATGGAACGGAGAGAAGGGATACAAATCAGATTATTGAACAATATGTTGGTACATATGAAGATTTCGTATTAACTGCATTATCTTTACAAGGTAACAATGCTCTATTCATCGATAAATCACAATCAGAAAGAAAAGATTTGTTAGCACAATTTATGGGGTTGAATGTATTCGATAAATTATATGAAACTGCAACCGAAGATATCAAAGAGGTATCAGTCCTAATTAAGAACTTTAAGAAAACCGATTTTACAACTGAATTAGCTGATAATGCAAATGAGTTAAAAGATGAAAAAGTTAAATTAAAGAATTTAGAAAAAGAATTAGGTAGATTGAATACTGATTCAACCGATTTGGCTGATAGGATTGTTGGATTGAGTAGAGAATTAACTCCTATCGATGGTAACCTAAATTTAGAATCCCTAACAAAGCAAGAAGGTGAATTGGGCAGAGATATTTTGCATATTCTTTCAGAAAAGAAATTAAAAGGAATTAAGATAGAAGAATATGTTAATTTAATAGCAGAAGTTTCTCAATCAATTGAAGAAAATAAAACTATTAATGATTTACCTATTGAAGAAGCTAAGAGTGAGTGGGATTTATTAAAAGACCAAATAAACGATACACTACATCAAATAGAATTGTTAGAAAAGGGTATTGAGCATAATAAAGAGAAGCTTGCGCATTTAGAACAACATGAGTATGACCCTAATTGTAACTTTTGTATGAATAATGTATTCGTAAAGGATGCAATTGAAACTCAAAAGAAAGTAGAAGAGCAGGGTAATCAATTAGAAACTCTAAATATTTTACATGGAGCCCTAATTAATCAAGCTGGTAAGATTGCAGATGTAGAAGAACAATGGGAAACATTGAGTGAGTTAAAATCCAAATATCAAAAAGCAATTGTTATTAAAGAAAAAGCAGAAGCTGAATCTTTGGGGTTTGATACTAAGAATGAATTATTAGAACACCAATTACAATCAGTAAAAGATAATATTCAAAAATATCACGATAATGAAGAAACTATTAAGCGAAATGCACAAATAGAAGGAGTTATCGCTGGGTTACAAAGAACCAAAAGTGAGATTGAATTAGAAATCAAAAATATTACAAAGGATATAGCTAATGTAAATGGCGCTATTTCTTCCATATCTTCGTTTATAGAGGGGATAAAGGTTAAGATGAGTGATGTTAAGGAGTTAGAAGAAAAGAACCGCCTATACACCTATTATTTAGATGCAGTTAAGAGAGATGGTATCCCTTATGAGTTAATTTCTAAAGCCCTACCTGTAATTGAAAATGAAGTGAATAATATACTTTCACAAGTTGTAGATTTTAGTGTAGTAATGGATGTGGATGGTAAATCAATAAATGCAAAAATCGTTTACGATGACCAGCAATGGCCATTAGAAATGTGTAGTGGAATGGAAAAATTCGTAAGTGGATTAGC